TTTCTCTTCAAGAGAGTATAACTCATCCATAAGTTTAGCTTCCAGTGTCATGCCCTTCATCAGGTCAAAGGCAAAGCCGTTGCTCTGTTGTTTGTCTACGATGCTACGAACCTTCCGTTCCAGATCATATGATTCATCAGAGAACTTCTTACCTTCTTCCTGTAGGTAGTCATACGTCTCCATTGTTACAGCCGTGTCGGTGTAGCAGTACTTCAACATATCTTGATTGAAGTGGGAGAAGTCATGGTAGTCACCCTTCTTGTGGTTGAAGAAGTTACCCCATGACTCAAGGGAGTGACCACCATCACGTATAGGATTATATAACTGTGACTTAATAAGTGTATCATCAATCTGATCTATCTTAATATCAGAACCAGTAAACTTATTAAGTAAGGGAGCGTCGAAGCTGATACCGTTGTGCATAATAAAGGTATCTATTTTCTTCGACCACTCCCTGAAGTCACGGCATTCATCTCCTATCCAGTGCCGTGTCTGTCCTGTTTCTTTGCTCCTTGCTACGATACAATGTATCTTGGTTGCATTGATAGCATCTGTTTCTATATCAACTACTGCTCTCATTTGTCATGTCCACTAAGTATGCATCTTCTACGGGAATGTGAAAGAATTTTTCTCCCTTTCTTATCTTGTAGTTAGAGGCTTCTTTAACTTCACACTCTAACAATGTGTTACCATCTACGTGCCATGCCATAGTGCAGTCATGGTTGAAGACCACAAAAGTAAGTAGGTCATTGTAACATTCCTTCTTCCATTTGTCAAGAAGCCTTTGCTTACGATGTGGTATACGTAACTCTTTCCAACTGTCGGGCCACTCGTTACCCTTCCAAGAATACTTCACCTCCACTTCATAGAGATGTCTTGGAAGTTCTGGACCCACAGTTGAAACAATATCAAAGTAAGTTGTTTCATTGGTATCAATGTTAGTATGATCATGCTCCTTCAGCCAAGATACCATAGCTTCTTTAGCAGCCTTGTCAGCAATCTCATACAGAGTTCTGTCAAACTTTTTACGAACCTCACTCATTGTCATCCTCCACAAAAGGGTTGTCGATCTGTGTCATGCGTCCTGTCTCACCATCATAGTGAAGATGACAAGCTATACCAGTGTCACCTGTGTACCTGTTCTTCAGGACACGGATAGAGGTGGTATTAGCTTCGATAGGATCGTCTGCCTGTTGGTTACGCTCCAGTGCAATCACTGCATCAGACAGGTGAGCAATAGAAGCAGAGCCACGTAGGTGTGACAGGGTAACCTCACGCCCATTCTCATGCCCGTTGTCACCTGATGGGCGACGTAGGTGGCTGACCAGCATCAGTGCAATGCCTGTCTCCTCAACAAGAGAGCGAAGCTTGGTCATCAGGATGTCGATAGACTTACGCTCATCGCCGTTGTCCTCCTGTCCAGACACAAGGATAGACAGGTGATCAAGGAAGACCCACTTGCAGTCAAGAGCCTTTGCCATGTATCGGATGCGACTAAGTATCTCATCGTTCTCCATGCTGCCAAAGTGATCGAAGGCAAAGAACCTGCCAGAGTCAATCGTCTTGGCTTGCCAATCATCTAACTGTTCCTGCGTGTACTGGTCACGTATCTCCTTGATGTACAGTCTAGCGTTGGCCTCGACACTCATAAGGTTGAAGGCAGTCTGCTTCGTGTTCTCTTCCATAGCAAGCACACCAATGTTATCCTCGGTATTGTGCATGATATGATACATAAGCTCACGCATGATACTGGACTTACCCATACCTGCACCGGAGGTAAACGTCACAAGCTCTCCGGTCCTGATGCCGTAAGTCTTGTCATTCATACCAGACCACGGGTAGGGACAGGTCTCGTTGTGCGTCTCATCGTAGAGACTACGACCAAGATCAGCAAGGTTAATGATACCTGCTGGTGTGTAGGTACGTGCGCTCCACCATGCCTGAGTAAACTTCTCACGCTGACCTGTCTTCAGATACTCGTTGGCATCCTTCAGTTCAAGGTCCATGATCTTACACTTGTTAGGCTCAAACAGTTTGGCAACAGCCTGTGCCGCATCCTTACCCTGCTTGTCATTGTCAAAGCAGAGGACAATGGTATCAAACTTATTCAGGTATTCAAGTGACTGCTGACAATTCTTCACGGCAGACTGTGCGCCATTCTTGATAGACACCGAAGGCCACTTCGATCCCATCAGTTCAAAGGCACTCATAGCATCAAGTTCTCCCTCGCAAACCGTGACAAACTTGCCCGTCTGACCAAAGATATTCTGACCAAACAAACCACACTTACCAAGATCACCTTCAGACCAGAACTGCTTGTCGCTGGTGCGTCGGAACTTGGAAGCAATGTGATTACCATTCTTGTCATGGTACTTATACATGTGCTTGTCTATCATCGTGCCACTCTTGCTCACAGTGACACCATACTTCTTACAGGTATCAAGAGCGATCTTTCTATCAGCAATAGCTGAGAAGGTAAAGGATGATAGGTTCTCGTTCTGCATTTTAATAACCTGTTTTGGTTGGGTATCCATTCTCTCTCCGTTTCTGTAGGGTTTAGATTCTTCGCAGCTAAAGCATTTAGTTCCCCATTCGTAGTATGCCAGTGCGTCTGACGAGCCACAGTCGGGGCAGGGTTGGTGCGTTTTGAGTTCCATATATATCTCCAGTGGATTAAGATAAGTTTACCATTTACCTTTGCTCATGTCCATAAGTTCTTTACATAACTCCTGTCGGTGTGCAGCTATATCCTTTTCTATTGATACCAGTGTCTCTATCTTATCAACCATTTCCATACTACGCCACGGTGCTTTGAAGCAGGTCTGAATATGGCCTCTGTCTTTTGGCTTGTATATTTCAACAAGAACATCCATAGCTTTATCCTTTCTTGATTTGATAAACTCTTTCTGTAGAAAATCCGGTAACATGCTGAGTGAGTTGTTCACGGTTTTCAAGTTCTTCTTCTGCTTCTTTTTTAGTAGTGAAAGATTTAAGCTCCACATCTCCCCACTCCTTTCTCAACACTAACTTCCACATAACGCACTCCATGATTCAGGAAATAACTTTTCCATATGATCTCCGATAGGTTTAACTACGTCACTGGTTTCAACCTGTGCATCCTTACTGCATCGTAGCTTGTATACCCGTGCAAAGGCCATCAGTGTACCAGACCAGTACCACTCTGTCAATAGACTTTGTGGTAGTATTGCTCTGGCCTGTTCCGCACATACGCCTGAACCGATCATAGCTTTATAGGCATCTTCGCAGTGACGCTGTGCATCTTCAAACATATGATTGATAACACTTGGTGAGGCAACTGCCTCTCTTGATGATCCCTGCTTGACATCTTCTGCACTCTGTCTCCAGTAGTCAGGGGACCAGAAATCTGGATCAGTTTTAATATACCTACGGCTCACCTCGTTCCAGACCAGACCAACCTGATGCTTCATAAGCTGACGTGCTACAAAGATAGGTGCCTTGATCCTGAACTGTGCAGAGCCATGACCAAATGGGGTCCAGTGATTGTGCTTGGCAAGATACTTTATTAGTTTAATATCTTTATCTTGCAACACTCCCTTAGTGGGACCACCAAAAGGTATCGCCTCCCAAGATGATTCTTTATCAAAGCTAACCCGTGCTGCATTAACAACGCTGAGATCGCTACCCATATGATCAATCAAATCAACAGTCATCAAAGGTATCCTCCCACAGTTCATGCACAAAAGAAACTTTATCTTCCATAATATTATCTGCTTCTTTCTTTGCCAGTTTCTTAGCTTCTTTGTAGGCATAACCTTCATCAACATACTCTCTGATTAGGTCACGCATTAAACCGCTGCGTTCTTTCTGCCATAAATTCTTAGCCATCTCACTCTAAATCCTCTAAGTCTTTGAAAAATTTATCTCTTTCTTCTTGTAATGTTACATCATATCCTGATTCTTTCATCATCAACCATAGCTCTTCATCATATCCTAAAGATTTTCTCAGTACATCTTCTTTCTGAAGTCGGTGCCAATCAAAGTCATAAACTTTTGTCATCGTGTTCTACCCATCCCGTGTTAGCGTTTGTTTGTTTTTCTTTTGCTAGTTCTTTTCTAAGCTCATCTATTAATTTTTCTTGTTCTTTTATTCTAGCTTTTAACATCTTAATATTAGTATTTAATATATCCCAAGCTGATTTTAAGTTACTGTCTTCTGGCATAGTATACTCCTGTCACTGGGTGTTGTCAATATAAAATACATGGTTGTCTATTTGCCCTACAAGTGAGAAGCGTTCATCCAATGCCCAATATGGTGTGACATAAGAGGCATGGTAGTGGGTTGCTCCTTCAGTGTGGAGTAATATAACCCCCTGTAAGGCAAGCTCTGCTGCGCTGACTGCTTCAGCGTAAGCATTTACATTGGCAATAGTTTCTGGTTTACCGTCACACCAGTATGAGAAATGACACTTGTTTCTGACGGGCTTTCCCTTCCATGTCCTGCCTTGACGCACAACATCACAGACACTATCAGGATATCTTTCTGACTGCACTCGTTGTAGTACAACATTTGCCACGGCAAGTTGTGCAACAAAAGATTCTGAACGTGCCTCAAAGTACACTGCCTCTGCTAAACATGAAAGATTATCTGCCCTTGATTGTGAGGCAAAGAAAGATAATAGCACAAAGAATATAAAATTTAAGACAATAATTTTAAAGTAGTTCATTGTAGCCTCTCAATTTTAATACCAAACGGGAAACCATTCTGAAGTTCCCTGATGCCATGACACATAAGATATGCCGCAGCTTCTTCATAGGTTGGAAACGTATGGATTTCTTCGTCTTCTTCAGAAACCATTGCATCAATGCTGTCAATATCAGACACACCACCAACATCTACTTGTGTTATTATATAACCCATTATCTACCCTGTCCTCTATATTTTTTATAGCTACGCCTCTTGTGTTTATTGTTGGGACGGGAAAGAGTTCCCGCCCCGATTGATGTACGCTTCTTGATCCGATGTTGTGTCGGGTCGTACTTATTATCAGCCTTCTTTGCCATTGCTTTATAAATCCTCTCTAACAGCGTCCTGCCTCTTGGCGTATTGTAGTTGTCGTGAAGCGTCTAAAAGTTTAGAAAATTCAGACATAAGAAGATCACCGTCACAGTCCTGCATAGTTTCTACAGGATCACAGACTAGAGGGATTAATCTTTTTATAAATTCTTCTGCGGTTATTTCTTCGTTGTAATTCCACTTATACATTATACTGTCTCCAATTCTTTCCAGTGTGGTGATGCCAACATCTTACGTACCTTATCTTCACGCAGTACACGGGTGTTAGCTTTGGGTACATGGGTAGACCATGCCGTTGCTGCCTGATAAGCAGTCCACAGTGTGCCTTTAGTCTGCTGTGCATAGCCTTCGTAGTGACCACGGCCAATGATGTGACGGTTCTCTTCGTCAAAGGTTTTCATCAGGTTGGATAGCATCACCTTGTTAGGAACCTGTGCTTTGGTCACGTTGTCCACACGCTTTGCAAGTGTATTGCTGAACAGTGAGATCGCAGTGTCACGATCAACCGTGGTATTATACCACACTTTCATCTGATCCATGCCATCGTTGGCAATGAAGTCAGATGCAGCCCTGATCTTGCTGGCAAAGCTGGTAACAGAGAAGTTCTTTGAGTGACGACCATACACATAGGCCAGCTTGTTACCATCAACAAGAGTATTGTAACAGGCTGATCGGAAGTAACCCATCATCCCGTTGTTAGCCCATGTCCTGTTGTGGCTGGTGCGGAACTTGAACTGGGGGATGACCGTATCATTCCTCCCATCAATAGTAGTGGCCTCCGCATGGAACTTGGCAGTAAGTTCTAGCTGTTCGCCATGACCAATCACATTGGTTTTGAACTCAGCACGATCAAGATCAATGCCTGACATGGCAATAGACTGCTCAAGGTTTTCCACAAGATCAAGATATTGTACTGGCTCGTATGCGTCAGAGACAATAGCAATAGGCTCTCCGCTATCAGTCCGACGCAGACCTACGCCTAGTGAGGGATCAATCTTACCCCCATCAATACCCCCAAAGTTAGGGTTGAAGGCACCAAGATCAAACTTCTCTACATTAAAGTTAAGTACATCATGGTTAAACATTTTGGTTCTCTTTCATCTTTAGGTTGAAACGTATTGTATATAAATGCTGAATGCACTGTGACACTTTGTCACTATCTTCCAGTTTTACTGAGCCATTCAACTGAAGCTGGCTTAATACTTCAAGAGTTTCTTCTATAGCCTCAAGCGGTGTCATTAGACCATTCCTCGTACCCCTTTGTTGCTAATGACATTTCATGTTCAATCCATCCATTAAGTTCATCTATATCAATGTCCTCAATATCAGTATCAAGGGCCACAAGTTCCATGTATTCCTCAACCATTGGTCGGCACCATGCGTCACCACCATAGCGAAGGAACCGTTGCACATCTTCTACACTTTGAAAGTCAGGCGTATACATTGTTACTCTCCTTTTAGTTGTATGTCTTTTAGTGTGTACTCAGCCAGTATACCATTAAACGTATTAGAAATCAAGCACAATCCGTTCAGTACAGAGGGTGCGTTGGTCATGGTAAATGTCATAGCTGCCATCAGAGATTCCTCTGCGATGTTTAGATCGTCCATGTCTTCCTGTTGTAATAAACTAAGTTCATTATAAACTTGCTCAAACACTTTCATGTTCATGTTGTAGCTCCTCTAGTATATCATGCCATGCGTTCATATTATCTTTCTTCCATTTGTTTTTCTATATACCGCCGAGCATACTTCACTGCTTCACCAGACTTAAAGTACATGCCAACATCTTCTACCACCTCATCAACAGTGAAGTCATTCATGCCGCCATAAGAATATCCATTTACAAAATCTTCTACGCTCATCATCCAGTTCATTATCTTAGACATCTTCTATCTCCGGTTTAACATCCTTCTTTTTATTTAGAAGGATGCGATTACGAAACAAAGTTCTTTGCAGAATCTTTGCTTGTGGGTTTCTGTTCACTCCATGTCTATTGTGGGCTGGCCCCAGCTTGTTTGTGTCTTTCTTTCCCATTCCTCATACCCCTTTCGATAGGCTTGGTACTGTGCCTCGCACTGTTCTTTATTATACCACCACTTTGGCATCACGTTGTAGGATAGCTGCTGTAGCTCATCCCATTCCTGTTTAGATAACATAGCTTTGATCCTTCTTCAGCCACTCCAATTGCACCATAGCTATATCATAAGCCTGTGCTGGTGTCAAGTCAGTAAGCGAATAGATGGTGTACTTTAGACCATACTTCTCACCTGTAGTCTTGATTTTTTTGCGACGGCTTACGTCCCATGTAATCGTCCAGTTATCACCACCGAGTTCTACTTCTACGAAATCAACTGTCATCTTGCACCTCCATGTCAGGGATAAAGCCTTTGTCTGTGAACAAAGTTAGCTCAAAGTCTTTGTTAGTTTTGTCAGTGACAGTTACCGTTATGGTTGTGAAGCTTTCATAGTCTTCACGTTTTACTTTAATGTTATCTACGCTATGTATTCTAAGTCCGTTCATTTTATTTATCCTTTATCCTGCGTTAAATGATGCACAAATTATAGCACCGGGGTAGATATCACTATCTGGTTCACCCACGACCTCACCTAAATACATTACTTTTACAAGGCCGGGATACGCTACCCAACTATCATACATACTAAAGTCACCTGACCCACCGTTGGGGTGTATCTGCTGTGCTTCTGCTGCACTATCAGCAACCACCACGGCACTATCGTAGGTGTCGTAACCTGTGTTGATGTTCTGGTGTAATCTAAATAGTTTCATTATTCCATTCCTTCCCAGTCTTCATGTGTTCTACGGGCAGCCTCATCATAAGTCTCAACTTGATTTTCAGGCCACCCGTCTTCGAGCAGCCAATCCAAGTGAGCGTTGAATAAGCCCTCTCTGATAATTTCGTTTTGCATCACACTCATGTGCTTCCTCCATCCAATCTAGGGTTGCATAATCTTTAGCCTTATCAACAGGATATCCCATTGAAATATATTTGTCAACTAAAATATCATAGTCAGGCATAATTATTTCCTTACCTTTTTGTTGTGAATACGAATAATTTCGTTATACATGGTTGGTTTATGGGCAAACTCATTGAACTGATGCCTACTGCGGCACAAGTTCTTAACAAATTTGTCAAAGTCAAAGCACGGTACCGCAAGGGCCATAAGCATTGCCTCCTGAAACTGTTGCTTTTTCAAAGTAGCTGGCCTAATAGGTATGTACAAAGATGCGTTAGCTAGTTTTCTAAACTTTGACAGTACATCTTCTACATGGTTGATGATATCCTTACTAAAGTAAAGATCACCCTCTTTAAATGTTTTATTACCGCCATTTTTAAGGGAAAACATTCTTGATGTTTCTTTATTACAGATGGCAATCAAAACGCCATGTGTTACTTTATTATTATTATAGTAGCTCATGTATCTTTTGTAATTTTCTGATGCTTTCATATCATCTTGTTGTTCACTCCAGTAGTTAGCAAAGTTTCCAAGGTTCCAGTTTCGTTTGTTTGTATTAAGTGCAATAGCAATTTTAGCTACGTCTTTATTTGGAATTGTAACATAGAATATATCTTGTTGGGGTATACAAGACGTTGCTGCTGCCATCCTAGTCTGGCCGTCTACAATGCGCCCATCCTCAGAGACAATTATCGGAATACAATGAAGGAAGTTTCCAAGTGTAACCATACTATCTGCAATTTGTCCTACATTTGATAGAGGGTAGTCACGATTACCTAGTAATTTTGTAAACGTATTATACTTAGCATCGTTGGGAGACAGTTTGGTTATTTCATAAGATTTCTTAAACATTGGTTTAGTCCTTTTGGTTTGGTTTAGTTTCGGTTAGTTACTAGCTACTACTGACGCTTTCTTTTTACTTGTACCGTGAGCCGGAAAGCCAACTACTACATTCCTATCCCACTTCTCACATAACATACACGACGCACAGGATACGTCATCTTTGTAAGTAGCAGGACATACCACAACCTTCCTGCCTTTTGGCGTCACGGTATTGGTTGTCTGCTCAATCGGCAACACTGTTGCCACCGGAGCTATGTCAAGATCGCATAGCTGGTCTGCATGTTCAAGATTGTTAGCCGATACATTAACAGTGAAGCCTAAGTGGTTCATCATATTGACAGTTATGGCGTTCTGGAAATTGTTCAGCACGTCATAGTGTGTGTATGTAAACCCACGCTTGCCTTCATTAGCTTTGGCAAGCTCAATACACTTCTCATTGTCCAGCTTCTCCATGTCACCGGGCAAGTCGCCAGCTTGATTGTGACGCCATTTGCTACCAGCAGGTAAGTCTTTGATCTTGCTAATGAACGTAGACCAATCGTCACCACGCTCACCTTCGGTGACTTTATCCCAATGTAGTTTCAATGGCCCACTGTCTGCATAGCAGCCATTACTTTTGAACGGGCATGAGGTGGGACATGTTGTCGCAGTGCTAGTTGTCACTGCCATCTTGCCCACTTTGGCGTTCTTTGATTTAGGCGTTATGTGAAACATTTTTATTCCTCGTCTATAATTTCATTAAGGGTTTTGAATGCTTTCTGTAGCGACTCGTTAGCCTCTTCCATGCGTCCAGAGTTCATATTTAGTATCATAAACTCCAGATCGAACTTTATTTTTTTAGCTTCTTCAACCATAACTTTATCCTCTTAATTTTCTAGGACCATCCCAGATTTTACATCATGTCTTCGGTCATCCATGCGGCGAATGCCACCATACCCAACACGCTACCGGAAAGCAACCCTATCTGTGCAATGTATCCAAAATTCTCAGGACCAATTACCATCATACATATTAGGCCGCACGTTACTGATAGGAACGCAGATATTACACCAGCGATTTTGATTGTCCTTGTCATTGGCAAACTTCCTTTATCAATAAGGGCATAGGCCCATCCATTTTCCACAACGTCACTTCGATATCCCCACGGGATACCCTTTCGTTGAACACGGCATCAGCTTCACTTTGTGTTTCAGCGTCAAATGCTGGTGTGGCCGTGTGGTTGTCAACGAAACCTGTAACAGAAAATCCTGTATTAGTCATTTTATTAATCCTCCAGCCATTCGTTAAACGTCTTGGGTTGTTCGTCTTTCGCAACGCACCAGACATAGATGTTATATTCATCCCATAGTTTAGGTGGTGCGTCGGGTTGCGTTTGCTTTTGTAACATAAGATAACGTCGAATACTTGCATCGGTTACAAACATTTTTTTCTCCATTTCCGGTTTACAGTGTAAATCAGACCCTAGACCAACGCTGATAAGTCTCAGTCTCCGCATATCGCACACGATTGATAGGCTTGGGGCGACAGTTTACATATTCACCCCAGCCAACAAAGCGAGTGAAGTGTCGCATACATTCTAGCCGATTGGCATAGGTGACAGACTTGCCACGCACATCAGTAACTTGATGCGTGTCATAGTCGATATGACCAATGAGAAACTTGCGCCATAGTACATCGCCATTGCGCTTGACACTAAATGTAGTACTCATATGGTTGCCCTCTTAGTTGCTGCCCAAGCAGTTGCCCCAGCAGTGTATGACA